TTGATCACGACTTGCAAGACCAGCAGCGTTTTGATTTGCAGTATGAATGTCGCCATTCAATACTTCATCAGCAAACTTGCCGTCATCAAAGGGCCAAAGGTAATGCGCTAGGCATCGTGCTTCGATCCCGCTGAGGTCCACGCCAACCTGTTTGGTGTTCCATACCCGTCTCCCCCCGGAGGCGAACAGTTTGCCAGGTCCAAACAGAGCTCGGCACTCCGGTCCCAGGACTGACCTGACGGCAGGTATCTGGGCCATGTTGGGGCTGACGTGGGCACAGCGGGCCGTAGCGCATCCAACAGTAATCACACTGCCGTGAATCCTGCCGTCTGCATCGACCAGTTTTAACCAAGCATTGTTACCAGTGCTTAGTTGACCGAGACGTTTCTGAAGCGTCAGATAACTTACGAAATCATCAGCCCCTGAAACCTTAGACAAAATCGTTTCGTCAACCTTTGGTTTTTCAGTTGCAGTGAAATCCTCTGGTTGCCAATTGAGGTGAGTTTTAAGTGCCCAAGCGATGTGATCCCTAGAGTTAGGGTTCAACTCGATTAAGCGGGTTGATGGAACCCCCTTAACGTAACCACGAGTTTTGTCGTCTCGTTTAGGAGTAAAGACTCCTCCGTCAACGAACGGGAACCGTTGTCTCAATCGTTCGCTGAGAGTATTCAGTTGTTCATTGATCTCGGCTTCTAACTCCAACGCTCCCTTAACGTCGAAGCCAAACCCAGATCGTTCCTGCAGGGCGATGAGTCTTGCGAATCTCATCTCAAGATCTACAGCGCAGGGAACGCTTTCGACCTTAGGTTGCAACCTGTCCCACAGCTTAACGTTCAGATCAACATCACACGCACAACGCTCGCCAATTTCTTTTGTGTACACCGAGAAATCAGTCAGCTCAGCGTGTTGCTTGGCGTGACCTAGACGGTACCCATAAGCCTCAAGACTGTGGCTGCCATACCGCTGTAGTGGCATGGTGGGCCATTTGTGCTTGAAGTCGATCTCCTTGATGTTTGAGTAAAACATCCGGCACAAAATCAACGTATCAATCAATCTTCCCTTTGGTTTAAACCTTGGGTAAACAGACTGAATACAGGGAATGTCGTACTGGATAATGTTGTGCCCGACAAGTACTTCAGCGTTCTCAAGGATTGATAACCACTCCTCAGGATCCTCGTAAAGAACAGTTTCTTCTCCGTTGCGTAGTGCGCAACAGTGAATCGTTGTTACATCACGAGGCTTTAACGCGTTTGTCTCAACGTCGAACGTTATCGTCGAAGCAATAGGAAATTCCGTTGTCTTCGCAGTAGTCAAGGAAGTCGTCGAGCTGCTCGTAGAAGAGCGTGATGAGGCTGTCATTGGACTTGAAAAAGGACTGACAGGAACGTTTAGCACTCTCAGTGAGTGCAAGTACAGACACTTTTTTCGGATTCATTTCCGAAATGTGGATGTCAAAAGTCGGTTTCAAAAGGATCATTGAATTCGGCGGATCGAGATGTACCGCTATTTTTAAACTCCAACATTCTGCCTGTACTTCCTTCATATTTCACAGACCCAGCGGGACCACACCAACCTGTAAAACGATTCTTAAGAACCCTGACGATTGTTCCGTCATCTTCACTCTTAGATTGCTGATCTCTTTCCAGACCGATGCAAATATCCGAAAGCTGCCCAATGGCTGCGCTACCTCTAAGTTGAGACAGAGCTGTTTGGGCCCCGTTTTCGTGACCTTTGTCTCCAGTAGGACGGCGTAAGTGAGATACAAGAAGCATTCCGCAGCCTGTTTCTTCAACAAAACTGCGTAACTTAGTCATCGTTTGATCGATGGCTCTCCTTTCGTCACCTTGGTCAAGGCCGCTAACAAGAATCGATAGGTGATCAAACACGATCCACGAGCACCCGCAACCAGTAACCAAATGGCGTATACGGTTAAGCAGAACGGTAGGGTCGAGAGAACCAAAATGGTCGTAAAGGAATAGCCGACCAGTTCCGAGAGTTGCGTCAAAGGCGGTTTCAATTTGTTCATCGGTGAAGTGGCCTCGGTCAATATGGACAGGGTAATTAAGATCCATACCCACAAAACGCCGGGCAGTCCGTCTAATGTTTTCTTCGAGAGCCACATAACCAACTGTTTCCTTTTGGTTAACCAGTAAGTCATAAGCAATTTCAGATACAAAAGTTGACTTCCCGATCCCGGTACCAGCCGTGATAGTGACCAGTTCACCTTTTCTCAAGCCGTGAAGCTTGTCGTTAAGGAAGCTGTAAGGATACTTGGCACTGCTGACCTTTGGATCCTCAAGGACCATCTGTAGCAATTTGCTACCGCTCACAATCCCGTCAGGTTCATACTCAGCCGCTGTCCAAACCATCTGCATGATGGCTTTACCATTGGCCGCTTGAAGGGCCTCAGAGGCGTCTTTATAGCCCTCTAGCTTGCCAATCTTCCCTCGGCGTGGTGGAAGCAGCTGAATGGCCTTCTGGGCGCTTCTCTGGCCATGCTCGTCGTTGTCAAAGCAGAGGATGATTTCCTCGAACTTTAGGAGCCAATCAAGATTCGCCCTAATGCACTTCTCCGCTGAATCAGCGCCGTTCGGCAACGAGACACAAGGCCAGGACTTGCGGACCTCAGCGTAAGAGAGACAGTCGTACTCCCCTTCGAATACAACGAGCAGCTTCCCACCACTACCCCATTTTTCCTGTCCAAGAAACGTGTTATCAGGATTGGTGCCATGTTGAACAAATTGTTTGTTGGGTTTACGGATCTTGTAGCCAGTTAGCCGACGTTCCTTGTCGTAGATCGGCCAGTAATAAGCCTCACTGTCGCCATAGGTACCTTTGAAGTACCCAAACTGCTTACAGGTGGTGTCGCTAATACCGCGCTTCTTAAGTGGTACGTAGCTACCAAGGATCGGGGTGATCTCTTGGTTTTGAGTTTCGTTTTGGACAAAGGGTGGCATCTGTATAGAACCAGAGACAGAAAGGTGGTAACCGCAGCCAGGGGTAAAGCAGTGCTGTCCCCCATCTTCATAAACTGCAACGTTGTCGCGTGATCCACAGCGTGGGCAGTGTTGTCTGCCTACAACGCGGGACATAAAAAGACCTCCAGAGGGTATGTGCTTCCCCTGGAGGTCCGGTGTCCTTTCCTTTATCCGATCAAAGTGTAGCAGGTCTTAGACCGCTAACCAGTCAGATGGAACAGACGGCCCTTCACACCAGGGGACGTTGTACTTCTCACACCACAGCGCGTAAGTCATCACGCCTGTTTTAGTGAGTTTCTGATGCGGCTTCTGTAAAACCATTCGGATGTCTACACCAGGGTGCTGCTGCTTAAACAGCTTGATGAGCCTCCGATCTTCCGCATCAAAGAAACCTTTCACCTCCAGCACGACTCCGTTTTCGAGGAAGAAGTCGGGCGTATAACTCCTGGGTATCTGGATATTGAAGCTACGACTCTCGTAAGTCCAGTCACTACCAGCAGCCTTGAGGTGATCAGCAACTCTGCCCTCAAAGCCCGAACGAAACCCGTCAGCTTGGCGTTTGCCGTACTTGTGGAATCGTCGGGCCATAAGCAATCACCGATCAGAAGTCGGTATCAGAGTCGGCACCAACAGTAGCAAGTTCTTGCACGTTAGGTGCTGCTTGCTTAAACCCCTTGGTTTTCTTGAACGCAGTGGTCACGTCAAAATCCCCTGAGTCCTGTCCGTTGAGCGTTACAGCCTTCAGGACCTGAATGCCCTTAGGACACAGCCTGAGGCCCCCCTTAGAGCTCTTACGAGGGATGTAGGTGGTTTTGATGGCAACGATCAACAAAGAGCCTTCACGAAGCTTTAAGTCACGAGCCAGAGGATTCAGCTCAGCGTCCACCACAGGCAGTGGAAACTCCCCATAAGCAGGCTTAGCCGTAAGCCGCACCACAGCTGAGCCATCCTCGTTCATCTCAAACGGAGCATCGAAGAAGTTCTTCTTCCCCGTGGCGTCACGGTACCAAGCACACGCCTCGTCATAGGCATCAGACAGCTCCTCCACCACATCAGCTGCATCAGGTACCAGCAGCTTCAGGCGGAAGTCAGAGGGCTCACCGTTGTAAGTGGGCATTTCATAGAAATCAGGGACCCAACCCGTGATAGTTCCTTGGATTTGCATTGCGCTTAAAGCGAAAGGACCCACAGAAGGTACCTGCGGTGCTCACCTCCTTAGAGGGACAAGTAGACAGCTGTTTAAGTGTCCCCTTTAGGTAGCAGTAGAAGACCTCTTTAAGTACTTTTTATAAGCTTCTTTAAAAGGCTTCTTCTACTGCCACTTAAAGAGCTTCTTTTACCGCCATTAAGAGGGCACTTAAAATGCAACCCAACATTCCTAAGCCTTTAACGGATGAGGAACTAGATCACTTCCTAGAAACCTTTTGGGAAGACATCGACAACACAACTGAAGATCTTGATGGTTGTGATGCTGAAGTTGAGGTTGACTAATGCCTGAAGAAAGCACAGTCCTTACGTACCGTGAAATGGCTCGTAATGAGTTTCAGAATGCTCTACGAGATCGAGATAAAGATTATTGGGAAGGTTATCTTGATTGCCTAGAAGAACTCTTTGGTGATGAGTACTTTGATCAACTCTAAAAAGGTTAAAAGCTTTTTAATCACCGCTAAGGATTTCAAGTTTGAGTTAATGGCTTTTGATACCTCATCAGCTATTAACTCTTTTCAAGAGCTATTCCCACAACACAAACTGTTTCAAGTTTGTCTAACACCTGATTGGAGTGACAATGATTTCTAATGCAGTTGGGTTTATTTGTTTAGCAATTCTGATTGCAACAGCAATTCTTTCAATCTGTTTTCCTACTAAACCATGACTATTACAAAAGCTCAACAAATTATGGCACTTCGTAGTGCTGTTGATTTGCTTTCTGGTGCTTACAAATCTCCAAAATATGCAGAAGAAGTTCTTGGTGACTACAGATTTGGAGGTAAACGAGAAAAAATTGCACAAAGTCTTTACAAAATTGTTGACAAACTGGAGGGAAAATGAACATCTACGACCAGTGCCTAGAAGCTTTCTTTGACAACGAACGCTTTGGTAATGAGGTGCTTTACAGCCGTCACAGGATGCAAGCAGTGTTCGACATCATGGGTAAAAGATGCCCGCTTGCTACAGTTGATGGTTCAG